GGTGCTTTTGTAAATAACGAAGCTTTCGAGCTTGTGCCTGTGGAGGACGGAGAATGAAAGTAATAAATTGCGCTAAATGTAACGAAGAATATGCGATTGATTTAAATAAACCGGAAGAATGGTATTGTCCATATTGCGATAATTTATATTCAATCACCACTGACAAACTTTCGGTTGAAAAACTCCAAGAAGAACTAGAGAGTTGCATTCAAACTTTAATTACTATCAGTATCCTAGCAAACGGTGATGAAAATATTGTGATAGGAAATTTTGTTGATTCTAGACTTTCCAAGCTTGCTAAAAACCATGAAAATGTAACCAAGTACATTGAAAAAGTGACCGGAAAGAATATTGATGTTGTATTAGCTGAAAATACAGCACTTGAAGTGGAGGAAGAAGATAATGACTGAAGAAACAGAACTTTGCGGTTTCCAACCTACAGGAAGGTCAGAAGATGTACCTAAACCCCCTAAATATAATTTAAATGCAGAATTCTGGCGTACTCAATGGTCAGAAGCTTCTGGTGCTCACTTGATGGAATATCTCAGAGCTGAAAAACTCCAAGAACAGCTTAACACTGCGAAAAAGGCACTTGAATACATTGTCAATTCAAATGACAGAGCTTTTGGATTTGTTAATTCAAATTTAAGACGATACGTTGAAGATGCACTCGCAGCGATTGGAGGGGATGATGAGTAAACTAAAGCAAGAATTACGTAACTTACGAGACGAAAATCAGAAATTGCGCAACGATGTAGAAAGGACTCGAAAAGACTACACTATGTGTAAGACTGCATTGGTAGAAATTATTAATTTATCATCATTATCTCCAACGATAAATGATATTGCTCGAAAGGCAGTATTGAGTACTGGGACTACAGGATGTCCAGCTGGTCCAATAGGTGTGAGTGGATTGATAAAAGAAGAACTTGAAGGGAGCGGCGATGAGTGAATTAGAGGAATTTAAAAAAGTCGTAAGTCCTATTGCATACGGATTAGCGTATAAATCGAAGCTTGGAACTACAGAGTATCAACAACTTTATGCTGAGGAAGATGTTATTAAATATTTTAATAATAAACCCCAGCTCACGATTCCGAAAAGCATTGCGGATGAGTTGGAAGAAGAAATTGAAGAAGCGTACAGCAGCGATTACATTCGTTCTTATAGTGATGTCGGGGCTTATATGGAAGTAATCACTGATGGCCTTGATGAAGAGAGTGAACTTTATAAATTTATGTTTCCAGATGATGCCTTACTCGGATGCTCGCACCGTAATATAATCTATCTCTATTTGGTAGATAATGATTTAGTGAAAGTGGTGGCTGATAAAAATTAAATTAGAAACAAGACCTTGCTTGGTAACTTTTAGTAGCAAAAAGCAGGTCGAAGGAACTTTTATGGGACTATTTCAACATTCGTATACTCATGGAGATTCACTAATGGCTGGTGGATTTAAAGCAGGAACTGTTGCTTATCCTATTGCTATTGTAGAAATCAATGGAAAAATGTCAGAAGTAAGAATTAGTCAGATTGAATTTCTTGATGTTGCGAAAAGCGAGGTCTCAGAATGACCGACAAACTAATATCGCTGGTCAATGACTGGTGGGGAGGGATTGAATGAATCCAAGAATAAGTGAACTGTTTGACGAGCTAGATTTTATAACAAGTATAGCCAACAATATACATGCTGGTAGTCTATTTGCTTCTGAAAGTATTAGAGAGAAACTTCTAATAAAAGCAATTGATAACCTGCGTGAAATAGATTTTATTAGATACTCATTAAACCCAAAGATTCCAGAACCTTGGGCTAGTATGACAGCTGATGAAATCATAAAAGGATTAGGAGTGTATAAATGAAACTTTTATGTAAGCTGTTCGGGCATAAGTGGTCGGAATGGAGAATTTATTTATTTGGCACTTATGAAGAACGCTCTTGTCGGCGTTGCTACATCAGAGATAAACGAATTCCACGCTCAGACCTTGACGAGTCAGAGAACGTGTTCCCTGAAAAATGGCTTGATAAACATATGGATTGAGGTGGAGAATGGTTAGAAACGATATTAATTATTTGAATTCGGAAATCGGAAGAGCTGAATTATCAGCACAATTTAGGCTTAATCAAATACATGATATTACAGATAGTCTTTTAAATAATGAAAATAGCGATAACAGGCCAATGAAATCCGATTTTGCTATTGGTTATATGGTGGCCATAATTAATGTTATTGATTATTTATCAAATACCGAAGATAAACATATGGATTGAGGTGGAGAATGGATAGAATCGAAAGTATAACCTATGTTCCTATTGAAAAGAAAAATATAATTTTGTCCAATCAAGAGGTTTCTTACTCCGAATTTATAGAATTATTGGAACTTAATAATATTAAGATGAGCAAAATAATGTTTTTGAAATTCATGAGAGATCGAAGGATAACTATAGATGAAAAAGGTAAATTTTATAACTTTCCTACAGCATTTTCAATTGAAATGGGAATACTGTTATTATCTTCGACAACAAAAGAGAACGTACAAAAATATATTCCTAAAATAACTATTGAAGGGCAAAAATATTTTATAGAGAAATTCCATTACATGATTGAGGATAAAATTCCGAATGATTTCGATTGGTACATGACTAATGATATTCGAGGGAATCCTACTTTTGATTATTTTGGTAATCAAGGAACATCTAAAAGTAAAATATATGCATTCAGAACTGGAAGTAGTAGTCGGATTAAATATATTGAAGATAGTATGGATTGAGGTGGAAAGTGCATAAAAAAATAAGAGATTACTTGACAAAATTCATTATATTCTTAGTTGTTTTCATGACTACTTCTAATATGATTAGTATGTTTTTTAAAAATGCAACAATTAGCGAATGGATTTTAACTATTGTTATTTCTTTAATCGCAGCATATCAAAATATGGATTGAGGTGGAGATGAAAAAATTTAGATTAGTAAGTAACTTGCTTATGGACAAAGATAGAGGATTTTGTTCAAAATACCAGTTTGTTGAAGCCGATAGTTTTGATGAAGTAATACAAGAAATTGAAAGCAATGCAGGTTGGTACACTGGTACCAACGGAGCTTTCAAAGTCGCCTATATCGAGGAGGTTGCGGAATGAACGCAAAAAAAGCCCAAATCAAAGATAAGGGCTTCGGGGGATTAACAAAAATTAACGTGATGATATGTCCATGCAAGATGAACACGGCCTAATTTGAAGTGATGGATAAGTTCTACGAGTGTATTCCATTGCTTCGATATCATTTTCAAAATCCCCATCAATAAGATATGAATCATCAACTTTTGGGCGATTAGGGCAAGTTCCCTTGTGTACTTCATGATAATCACTGAAGTCACCACTTTTATCTACGACATAGCTCATGAGTTAGTCCTCCTTCAAATAGTTTGTATTGGTTATACAATTTTATTTTAAAACTATTGCTAACTAAGTACAAGCAATATGATTTAAATAAAAGGAAATATAAAAAAGCCCAAGCTGACCTAGCTTGAGCGATTGTTGTAAAAATTATTAGTTACTATTGAATGGTCACATTCATTATACCACTGATTAATTGATAACTATGAAATTTGATTTATTAAAAAATCTTTAACTATAACAAAAAACCCGAACTGACCAAGTTCGAGTTATATGTTCTAGGTTTAAATTTTATTCTTAAAATTTAGGTCTACTACATTATACCATAATAAAAATAAGTTATAACAAAAAAGCTCGAGTTGACCAAGCTCGAGCGAAATACGAATTTACAACTTATTATTTATTTTCGGTCAGTTATATTATATCACATACTGAGCTAGGAACTCGCTAAACTCAACTGGAGGAAAAAAATGAAAGACAATAAACAAGTACCATTGATTCAAAGAACACTGCTAGAAGTTGCACAATTTAAAAAGCATAAGCTAAATGAATTTTTGATAGGGGAAACGGACTGGTGGTATTCTCCTATCAATGATATTGTAATGGCTATGACTAATGGAGAAAAACCTGATCCTTTTAAATATGCTGAAGTAGAAACAAACGATTGGTTATGGGTTATGTCAACAATAGACGGAAACCTTGTATTGGACGGAAAAGGCGGAATCGGAATTGAGGTTGAATAGAATGTTTAATAAATATAAAGAGTTAGAATATCGAATTAACGACTTGCAAAAGGCAAATGATAAGTTTAGAGATGAACTTTATAAGTTAAAGAATACTGTTGATAGCCATTATAAATTTAAGGTTTTGTATAAACCGAGTTGGTTTTTTATGTTTAAGCCTACGGTTACTGAAAAATACTTTTTTGATAAAGAAACAGCAATTGAATTCGTCAAAGATAATTTATCTAATAAAGATGAGCCAATTATATTAGATTTAAAGACTGGTAAAGCGGTTGATTTTATTCAATTAAAGGAGAAAAAATGAAGCAATGGACAGATGAGTTATCTCAAAAGCTTAGATATAAACGCTCTGATTTAAAACTGAATCGTGGTGAACTTTGTAAAATATTAAAAATAGGTAGCCATACATTAAAAAATTTAGAGGAAGGTTCTTGCGAAATTAAACAATCAACTTATATTAAATTGCTTGAATGGTTAGTTGATTAAATAAACCAAAAAAAGCCCACGGCAATGGGCTTTACAAACGATTTATTCTAATACTATTATAACATAACAGGAGTTAGAATATGACAAAAGAATTGACGAAAGCACAATGGCATGATGTTCGAATGACCCTAAGAATTATCATTCGCAATAAGAAGAATGCCAAACAATCTCAGCTTATCAATGAAGCATTAGACAATATTAAAGACGAAGATGATCGCAAGATATTCAAACGTTACTACATTGACGGTTGGGGAATCATTAAGATTACAATGAATATGTATTACTCCAAGAGCGCAGTCATCGCAAGAAATAATAAAGCAACGCAACAGTTTGCTGAGAAATATGACGGTGGTCATTTACTCAAGATGTTTCATGAATAATATAAAGAACGCTACTTTTTCGTAGCGTTTTTGTTTTACGATTGAATCATGATAGATGTAAGTACACCAAAGGCAAGACACAGGTTCTATGGTAGATCTGCTTGGCAAACAGTCAGGAAACAAGTTCTTAAACGTGATAATTATGAATGTGTATGGTGCAGGCAGAAAGGTCGTGTGACAACGGCTAAGACAGCGAAGCTTGAAGTAGACCATATTAAGGAATTAGAATACTATCCTGAGCTAGCACTCGAACCTAGCAACTTGCGCACGCTATGCCATGAATGCCATAACATAAGGCATGATAGGCACAACGACAATAGAAAAGTATTTGATGATGAGATTTTTTATTTTTAACAAAGTTCGGAAATAAGTAAAATAATTATATAAGATACCCCCCGGTCATAAAAAATAGGTCATTTTCGACGTTTTTGACTGAACGATTGGCTTAATTAACCAAAAAAACACAACATTTTATAAGAAAGGGCTGTTAAATGTTCGGAAATAGGTTAAAGGAAATTTTAGATAATAAAAACATGAGTTTTTCTGACTTAAAAAAGTTACTTGAGCAAAAAGGAATTGAGATTAGTAATGCTCGACTTTCCTATTATGCTAATGGTAAACGGAAACCAAAGGACAAAAATATTTGGATAGAAATTGCTAAAGTTTTAGAAGTGAATTTGCAAGATATTATTATTGATATTGACTATTTTTTATCAATTAATCAAGAAAATTCTGTTAAAAATAATGTTAAAAAAAGCGGAAATGTTAAAAGTTCAGAAGTCAGTGCGCTGTCTAAAGAACTACTATCTCTAATAGATAAAAATTCGCCATCTGAATTAGAAAAAGTGTACCGATACTGCAGCTTAGTTTCTAATTTTGAAAATTTAAGCAAAGCAATTGATAAAGCAGGAGTAATGATTCTGGTTTCTTCTGGTGAAAATGAGATAAAAAAACCACACCCTGCTATTGCAGGAAAAGTAAAAGTAAATGC